TGAACGATAAATGATATATTCCTTCGCAACATCATTAAGACCATTGTCCATTAATTTATTCTCAACCATGTCGTGAATATCATCAACATGTGGAACATTATCTTTATTATTTCTAAATAAAGCTTTCGTAGAGATTCTTGCAATTCTTTCTGCAGTCTCCTCATCGACTTTATCTATACTACTCATAGCATTTAGGATTGCCCTTTCAATTTTTTCGGTTTGAAATGGGACTTTATCTCCGCTTCTTTTAATGACATAACGAATGTCTTTGCTTACCTGACTTACTAAACTTTCCATAATATATTCTTTGTATTTTATTAAGTATTTGGAGTTTCCCTTTGTTTACGTTTCTCCAACAATTCTTTGATACGTTCTTTGTTTCTTTCTTCTTTTTGTTCTTCCATACCTAAGAAAGTAACACTTGATTCTGTATCGATTTCCATCATCTCGTTATCGAACTTACAATTTTCAAAAACAATTCCATCCTTACCAATTCTAGATTTGGTAATAGCAATTGTTGCCAAGTTCATCTCTTTCTGTTGAAGGGACTTCGCCACAGAAATAATAACGTGTCCGACCTGTGCTTTTTTGATGGAACCTCCCATTTGGTCGGTCGTAACCACCTCTGATGAAATAGAGGAACGGTTACCTTGTGTTGCGGTCCATCCTACGATGTCTAACTCGTGACACATAGATTCAAAACCTCTCATAACAGACCCCTCACTCTTCCACTCGTCACCTAAGTTGCGGTCAGGGACGATACAATCAATATAATCTAAAACTACCATATCTATCTTTGTACCTTCAGCCATCATCTTACGAATCTGATTTTTAATCTGACTCATAGTTAATTGGTCTGACGGTAATTTTTTTAAGATAAGTCTATTAGAAGCGTTTTCTTTAATTTGTCTTACTTTATCCAAAACATCTTCTTTATGTAATGACAAATTGTCAGGGGCAATTTTAGTCCACATTGTGAAGTGTTTTCTTTGAATAATTTTAGGATTATCCTCGAAGAATATCTGTAAGACGTTATAACCTAAGTTAAATGCATTGTTTGAAATCTTACTTAAGACGGTGGTTTTACCAACTCCTGTAGGAGCCAAAATCACACCAATCTCACCTTTTGCCAATCCTCCCTTAAGAAGGTTGTCTATACCAGTAATTCCCATCGGAATTGGGTGACGGAAATCATCATCCAATACCTCATCCAAATTAAAGAATACATCTGCAGTTCCTGTGTCAATTTCACCTACCTGTAAAGCTTCCCTTACCATCTCTTCCAAGTGGTCGTAAGACTCAAAATCACCTTTATCGATAATCTTTTGTGCTTTACTCATCACCTTCTGTAATTCCTGTTGTTTACAGAACTTTAAAGACTTTTCTTGAACGTATTGATAACCCTCAATAGAAGCGTCTTTTACTTGCCCAATCATATCCAGGACCATTTTTTGGGCCATTGGAGATGATACTTCTGACTTTGTGATTTGTTCTAAGGTTGAAAATGACGGAGTATGTTCGTACTTCTGATAATACTCCTTAGTCATCTGCATGATTAGCTTAAAATATTGATTGTCAAAGTACTTTGGTTCGAGAACGTCTACAATAGAATTTGCAAAATCCTTGTATAGGATAATGTTGTTAAGAAGTTGTAGTTGAAATGTGTTTCCGAGGTATCCAAAATTCTTTTCTTTTGACATAATTTATTGAGCTTTAATCTTTGTGTGTAGAATATAAATATGGTTAAATTAACTGATAGTTCATGTAAGTGTGAGATAATTCTTCAGATGAAAAAATGTCAGTCAGGTCACGAAGCAACTTTTTTAGGTGTGGGCGTACGTCCACGGTGTATCTTGTCTTCGGAGGGTAAACTTTCGCATCCCAAATTCTATGACAAATTGTCTCATCTCCAATCCTAACATAGATGTTAAAATGCTCTGGACCTTCAGTATTTGACGTGTCCAAAATGTCAGGATTTGCCATGATTTGTTCTGCGTTCTCACTCATGTAATCTAACGCCTTTCTCTTCAAATCATTTTGAATTTTTTCCGAAACAGATTTTACCAAATTGTGTAAATCCATACTCGCCCTTGCTTTAGGGTTGTAACCTCTGACATTGAAGTATCTCTGTACTACAATGTTTTCGTTAAGTGTTAACAAAAATTCTAGTTTTGTAATGTCACTCTTTTCTTTCATAATTTTCTTTTTTTGTTTTTAAATCTTCTTTTTTCTTTACGTGTTAATTTCATAAAGGGTGTTAAAAATTCTACCCAAGCATTGTCATGTTTAGGTAAGTACTTAAAAATTCCATCACTCATCATCATCCTCATTAGGTTCTTATATCCTCTACCGTCAGGGTCTAAGTTTTCTGTGTGGTAAAGTTCAATAGTCTCCTTTGACTCTTCTGTTAGCAATGGTTGTGACAAATCTACGAGTTTTTTGTTAATAACAAAAAATTCTTCACCATAAACCCCTTTTCTTGTTTTACCAGATAAAAGGTTTTGTAGTGCTCGATTATCTTTGTCGGTTTTGTGTAATTCCTCAGCACGTTGTTTAATATCATCAACTGTGACCGTATTGTCAACTATCTCAGGAAATAACTTAACAAAAGTCTTTTCCCCCATATACTGAATACCATCAATATTATCAGATTTATCACCTGATATAATTTTGAATGTTGATATATTCTGATGTGGGATTGAGATTTCTTTTAGAGGTACCATATCTCCGTTTTTAAGGGTTATCTTCTTCATGGGTTGGTACACCTCTACTTTATCCGAGATAAGTTGTGTAAGGTCTTTATCTGAAGAAAAAATAGTTTTGTATTCATCTTCTGATATTTGACAATAATAGGCAATTAAATCATCACTTTCGGTATCATCTATACAAATTTGACGCACAAACATTTCCTCCAAATAAGTCTTCACTCGTTGGACTTGCCATTCGAATGATTCTCTTTTAGATTCGTTTAAAGTTTGTTTTCTGTTTTGTTTGTAGTCAGGAAAAATAAGTCGTCTTTGGGAGGAGTTGTTTTCTCCATCCCAAAAGACGATTACTTTATCATAGTTTTGTTCAGATAAGAACCTTCTGATTGTATTGACAAAATGATAGATACCTCCAATATGTCTTCCTTCGTGGTAGAATTCTCTAACACCGTGAAAACCTATTTTGAATAAATTATTTCCGTCAACTAATAATGTTTTAACCACTTTTATCGTGTTAAAAGGTTACACTTCTTTTTCTTCTTCCAATTTGAAGTCACCATCAGTACCGATGACCTCTTTCCAATATTCCGATTGTTCACTCTTATAAGCTTCAATCGATTTCTTTTCTTCAGTAGATTCTTTACCCGCCAAAAATCCGTGAGGAGTTACAATGATTTTACCATCTTCATAACCCAAACCATTAATATGGTTTTTCATAACAGATATCTTTGTACGTGTTGCGAATTTTACTTTTCTCTTGTCTTTGACTGCGGTGATTTTGTTTGTCCCTGCATTTTTCTGATTACCAAATAAAAATACCAAAGATGAGTTTAACCAAATTGACTCACCACCTTTAGCTTTAATCTTTGGTTGACCGAATGGATTGTCGGGAAGTTCAACCCACGGTTGGTTAACAATAACCAATGTGTTTTCGTATTTTGAGTCCGCTTTACGAGAACCTGAAATACGTTGATTGATACCCATACCAATTTTATCAGCCAATGTTGCTGCGTTGTGTTGTTTACCACCTTTACCATCAAAAGTCATTTTACAAGGAACTGAACCTACAGAATCCCACAAGAATAACAGTGAATAATCTAATTCACCTTTTGATTGTGCATCTAATAAGTCATTAATGTAATCTGTGATTTGTTCAATGTAATCAAAATTGTTATTGAAAATAAAGAATCCATCCCAATCCAATTCACCCGTTTCTTCGTCAACGACTTCTTCACACTCAAAACCCATAAGTTGTGCGTGTTCAAAAGACCATTTTTGTTCAGTGATGATAAACACAGGAAGGATACCCTTCTTTTGTGCGTCAACCGCAGTTTTAACTAAAGCAGTTGTCTTACCTGTATCACTGTGACCTAAGAACATATTCAAGTGACCAATAGCAGGGCCAGGAACACCAACAGCATCCAAGAATTGTTCCCCTAAGTCAAAAAACCTTTGGGGTTTGTATTTTGCAGAAGTAGAGAACTTCTTCTTAATACTACTAAAATCTTTTTTCTTTATTGCCATATTTCTTTAAATTAAAAAGATGATGCGGGTATATACCCGCATCATCGTATTAGTGTTTCTTAGAATGGTAGGTCGTCATCAACTTCCATCTCAGATTGTGGGTCAACAGTTTCTTCTGATACTGTATTAGTTGAACCACCGATAGACATTTCTGACTCCTCACCGTATACGTACTTTTTCAACTCACTATCCCAAACAGGTGTTTCACCTCTTGCGATTGCCTCCAAATACTCAACAGGTTTTTGAGCGTATACGTCTTGCCATGTCAACTCATCTTCCATCCATTCTTTCATTTGGTCTGAATCTTCGTGAATTGCACAAGGGTCGTCATACATAACTGTTTGAACTACTGTGTATTCGATACCTTTTGGTGTTTTAGCTTTTGAAAGTTCAATAATTAAATCTCTACCTTCATTAGCATCTGTAACATCACCCTTCGCTTTCCAAATTGGAATGATTTTGTCCAAAATACCTTCTTGTTTGTAGTTGTCCTTGAATCTCCAAAACTTAGGTCCGTGGTCTTCATTCTCACGGTCAATAAGTTTTACGATGTAGAACTTACGTGGACGGTACTGACGAGCCAATTCTTTGTCTGACTCTTTACCTGTAGACATTAATTCTTCGTAAACCTCAGTAAGTGGTGAACGCTCACCATCATTCTTACCTGGGTCATACAATTTAGTCCACTTACCATCGATTTGTACCTCGTGGTACCATACTTCTTTGAATGGTGAAGAACCGTCAGGAGTTGGTAGGATACGAACTCTCTTTTGTCCTGATTTAGTACCTTTAGGTAGGTACGTTGTGAAGTAACGTTTTAGTCTGTCTTCTTGAGACATTGACTGGTTTCCGTTGTTTGTCTTTGCAGTATTTTTCTCATACTGAGCAAGGACTGCGTCTAATGCATTTGCCATGTTTTTCTCTTTTTACTCTTTTAAAAATTTATTCTTATTACTCTCTTTTAAATATAACACATTAGTCTATTTAGTCAAATGGTTATAAAATAAAAAAGACCACAAAGTGTGGTCTTATTATAGTATAGGATTTTCTTTTTGTCAATTACATTTGGTCATCTTCAAACGGAGCATCGAAAGATTTTTTGATGTCACCATCTGAATAGTTTTCAACCTCATCAGAAGTTAATACATATTCATTTTTACCGCTTCTTTCCATTTCCTCACCTTTATCCATAAAGAAATCTGTTAGTTTCTGATTGTAAGGATAACTATCTAAACTTCTCAGTTGTAATTTTTCTTCAGGTGATTTTTGACGGTACTTCTCAACTTTGTTTTCTAAGTCGTTAATCTTTTGTAAAATTTGGTCCATGTCAGATAGTTTACTTGTTAAATCTTCTAACCTATCCATCATAGTCTCCATATATTCTTCTTGTTTTTCAGACATATCTTTCTGAGTTGTAACCAAATCAGTAATATCTAATTCTTCAGTACCACCTTCTTCAGTGTCACTTACTTCAACTTCTTCAGAACCTGGTTCATCAACAACCTCAACATCTGGGTCAGATTCAACATCTACAGGTTCAGACTCACCACCTAAATCAGTCTCAGGTTCTGCCGCTAAATCAGCTTCAGGTTCAACTGCTGGGTCTACTGGTTCTTCTTGTTCTGAAAGATAACCGTTAATTTTTCTGTATCTTTCAATTTCACTTAATATTTTTTTATCTATTGACATAACTATATTTTTTTAACCGTTTAGAAGAGTTTTCACACCTTGTGGAGTTTCAACCTTCAACGTTCTGTTTAATTGCATTGTGTTGTCCACTCTTTCAATAAGGCCGTCTCTCATTCTAACAGTATAACAGTCACCTGTGTCCAAATCACAAACTTCTTTGTAACCGTTACCCGCATCTTTTTCAGTAATTCTAGTGTCTTTTGACAAATACTGGTCTAATAATGATTTTGTATCCATAACGTTTTTATTAATAAATATATGTTAATTAGTGTTTTTCTTGATTTTAGTTGTTATCCCAAGCTTTTATCTTTCTCTTAAATACGTCATACCCCTTATCAAAGGTTTTTTTCGATTCAGTATTAGTCTCTTTTTCAGAGTTAATAGTTGCAATTATTGAGTCATCAATATTACTACCCGCATTTAATTGTTTGTCTAATTTTGTAAACCTCAATGTGTAATACCATAAGTAAGTATACGTTAATGCTAAGTCTCCGTTGATATTAGTATTATCCAAAAATGCTTGTATTATTGGGTCATACTGAGAACATACCTCTTTCATAAAGTTGATTGATTCATTAAGGTCTTTAAAGGATATGTATGGCTCATCAAAATCTCCATCTTTTATACATGTTTGATTGTCAAATTTAATAGTCCACTTATCATTTTCCTTAGCATTTTTTAAATTAAAGTAATTGTTGTTAAACGCCACTAATTTTTGACCTACACCTGTTTCAACGAAACCTGCACCAAAAATATATTTTTTAACGTTTTCACTTAAACTTAAATTATCAATCGCAGTTTTAAATGTTGAACTGTTAACATTTGTCTTATTTAATGAAACATAAGGTTTGTCAATTTTTTGTTGTGCAATACATTTATCCTCAGTACCCTGTCTTTTGTTATCTGTTGACGTTCTACTGTTTTTAAGATTTTCACTTCTTTTTACTTCACTTTCACTTAATACACTGTTAGTAGACGCCAATCTTCTAATATCATTCAAATAGTTTTGTACTAAATCTACGTTGATACTCGAAATTAAACCATCTGGCATTTGTAAAGAATATTTAGTCGCCCTAACTCCTTCAAAAGTAGTAACAAAGTCTCTACTTGTTATGTCATGAGAAACACTTGTAATAAGATATGGTCCATAGAACATCGGCACATATCTAAGGTTAAAGTACATTGTTGGTTGTATCATAGCATTACCCATAGAAACAACAGTACAGTTGTAACTTCCATTTTTATAGAAGTTATATAAATTGGCAGTTTGTTGAGCAACCTTCTGACCATCAGCCATCTGACCCATATTTGCTAAGATTTGGAAGGTAGGTGCGATATTTTTTCTTTGTGACATATCAATCGAAATAGATTTAAATATATTTTGATTTCTCGTACCAAAGTCTACATTAAATGCCACTACTTTGTTTCTATCTGAGAAATTATCAACACCATCTTCTGAAGCTCTGACCGCAGATAACGCTGGTTGTGTGATGTCAAAAGAGTCATCGTTATATAGGAAGTTTTCGTTCTGTGGTGAGGTATTAATTGTTTCAGAAACTTTACCCACATAAATTGCCAAGAACTTTGGTTCTGAGCCGTGTGTATCTACTTCTAAGAACGTACCAAACGCATTATTTGCAATATCAGAAAAAGACGGGTCAGGCATTCCTTGTTTAACCCTTTCATTTCTACCATAGAAATTGGCATATGTCGGCGTCGGCATAAAGATAAAGTTATTATCTTCTAATATTTCACCTATTAAAGATAACACACTCTCAAAAGAACTACTACCTTTTAAGAACCCTCTTAAGTTTTCAATATTAATAATGATATCGTCACCCACAGGTCTGTTTGCCTTATCCAAAAATAAAAATTCTTCAAATAAAGTTTTAGTTTTAATATTTTGACCTGATACCCACCTATCATTAAAATTCTTAAAGGTTGTCCACAACTCGTTTTTGTTAACATCACCATCCAACTTCGATATTCTTATTTGTTTTCTGTTTTCATCAACAGAAGGTAGTCTTCTATTGAGGTTTGTGAAAATCTGATTTAACATATTCAATTGAGTTGTTTGATTACTCAACATGAAGTTTTCAAAGTCTTGAAGGAATTCTCCTCTAGTTAAGTCTTTATTGTTGTATTTTTTAGTCGCGTATATTTTTATAAGTCTATTTAAATCAATAACATTTGATTCGGTAAATTCTACATCTAAATCATAAAAGAAGTCAGTTATATACGAACCATTATCACTATACACCATATTTGGTTCAACATATTCTCCAACATATTCATACAACGCGTTCCATGCGTCAGGGAAATTAGCTTTACTAGTCGCTAATGTTGTGGCGTTTGATGAGGTAGGTACTGAACCTTCTACGTAATTACCAAAATCAATTTTATCAACAGGAACCAACGATTCATTACTCGAAAAGGAATCAAACACTCTTCGGTTGAAGTCACCAGGATTACCTATCTTTAAGACAATATCCTTTTGATTAATCTTTTCAAAACCTTTATTAACAAAATTTATCATTTGTTGTTCTGCAATAGATTTTACTAAATTGTTTGCATTAACAACATTTGTAGGTTTTTTAACAAATAATAACGACTTCATTACTTTTTCAATATTATCATTATACGATATATTAAACGTACCTAAGTATTCATCGTCATTTATCTTAGATGGGTTTGCAACTATTTCTTCAAAATCTTTTTCTTTTTTACAGAAGTTTAAGAAGTGTTTTTCAAATTCATCCAAAATGTCTTTAGAGAACACGGCAAATAATTCTTCAATAGACTTATAGTTTTTATTACTATCTTTGTTGATTAGGTTGAATGCGTTTTGTTCATCTTTAGTGTTGTCAATAACTTTTATATATTCATTTGTTTTTGGTTTTCTAACCCATGAATTATTAAAGTACCCAAAATTAGGTGAACCCCACAGTGTTCTTACATTACCATTTTGAATAGATTGATTACCCGAAATGTCTTGAATTAATTTACCATTATCGTCCAAACACTCCCTCATTGATTGATTGAACTTTAAGAACCCTGAAGAAGGAACAACTAATATATTACCTTTAGAATCGTCATCAAAAGAAGTATTTCCGTCAATGTCAAAATACTGATACCAACTTTGGTATTCCATATGTCTTGTTGGATTGTCCTCATCATAACCTGCGAACAGTCTATTACTTTCAAGATTACCTGAATTAAATTTAGCATCATTATAAAGACTATCAATCTCAGCACTATTATAACTTACCAATACATCTTGACCTGTGAAAAATTTGTAAGTATCGTTTACAACTTTAGGGTAAAAACCGTTCTTAACGAAGAACATCTGACCAGTTGCCGTTGACTGTAACTTTTCAGGAACATAATCTACATTACCACCGTTGAAATTTTTAATAGTATACACCTTTTCAATGTCATTATTGATAGGGTCATAGGCATTAACATAATTAAAATCTTCCCATATGTTATCGAGAATATCACCATTACCTAACTTATCTTGTTTGTACCTATGCCAAACTGAACCATATTTTAATATCCATACATATGGTAACTTGTGGATAGCTGAGAATTTTGTCAATCCAGCAAAAAGGTAATTACTCCACGTGTTTGAAGGTGTACCATCCTCATTAGTATTTTGAGTTAAGAACTTCTCACTCAATGTTGATAATGGTAAAGAGTTTAGATATAAATAACCTAACCCAACATACGGGTTTTGAACTCCATTAGTTTCATTTTCAACACCCTGTAAAATTGAATTTACAAAGTATGGTGTATTCAATAATGATGTTGTTTGTGTTGAGGTTAACTTATTGGTTGTTTGATTATAGTTAGTACCATAATCTAATGTACCTTCAGTTAAATAGAAATCTTTATTTTCTCTATCATCATAGTACTGACTAACCTGTAGGTTATTACCATAAATTGTAGAATAACTATTATTTGTAGTTACTTGTGATGGTGAATTAGGGAAATTATTTTCATAGTTGAAGTATGTTACAGGTCTATTTAGGTGGTTTTCATCTTTTTCACTTTCATCATCAAATGTTGCTAATGTCTTTTTAAGAACATTAAATTTCATTATTGATGTGGTGTCATTCGCACCTGCAGTACTTCCTACTGATTGTCCATTAGCTAAATTATCTTTTAACCACGTAAGATTATTAAATGGAAAAACATCTAAGAATGTTAATCCGTTAGATGAAGTACCTGTAAGGTATTCTTCTAATTTTTGTACAGAACTTTCAGACGATGGTAATACCTCAGTTGAATCTGATAGTATGTTTTCTAAACTGTAGATACCAAAATCATTTTCTACATACCCCTTTATATAGTCCTGAGTAAAGATATCTCTTTCTTTTCTTCCATAATAACTACCTTGTCCGTTGTTCGATATTGAAGAAAGGTAATTATTAAAACTATTGGCACTAAACTTATACTCTTTAAAAATCTTCATTAGGTTTGGACTACCCAATAGACCTTCTTGAATATTCAAAGATTCAAAATCACTAAAGATATTATATAATGACTTTCTAAAATTATTATCTCTAATAATTTTGTTATAATTTGTAATCAAATATGTTCTTTCAAAAATTTCATAGAAGAAAGACACATATTCTTTATTCATATACGGAGGCGTACTAAATGGAAACTCAACAGCGTTTGTTCCCATATATTTTGTCACCTGAGTTTCATTATTATAGTTTGGACTAATCGCTGGTTTATCCTTTTCTAAAGACGCTTTAAGGTATTCTTCAACAAATTCAATCTCAGGCCAAGTCTGATAGTCCCAACCATTAATCGCATTAATAACAGATGGTTGACCAGGATATTTTATTTCATATTTTGAATCACCCTTTTCATCTACCACCTTTTCAAAATATTGTGGCCAAGGATAAACAATTGATTTGTTGTTTAATGTACCTCCCGTTGTTAAAACTTCTTGTATTAAGTTCTTAGCATCAACCCCAAAGGACTTGTCCGCAGGAATGATGGCTTGTAATCTTTTTGGATGTGTTCTTACTTCCCACGCTCTTTCATGTATGTCGTCCATCAACCTATAAAACGCTTCAGAGTTAGCACATATAACGGCCAAGACATTATTAATAGTAGGATTAAATCCTAAACCTATGTCTGAAGATACAATTTTCTCCGCCAACGCTTCAGACAACTCCTTTTCAATAAGTTCACGTTTTTCCTTAAACGTGGTTTCAATTTTTGCCAATTTAGATAAGAAAGTACCTGGCTGATAATTTTCACCTTTTAGAGTTGTACCAAAAGTAATGTATTTTACACCAGCTTGTTCTTCCCTTATTCCGTTTTCATCTACGGGAAACTGTTTGATTTTTAATTCAATTTTAGCTTTAAGTTTTTCTTCAAACGCTGTAAGTTGTTCATCAGTTGGTGTGGCACCATTATTAACTTTAATATATGTAGACTCATAATTGATTTCATTAACATCAGTAATGGTATAAAATAAATCACTTATTTTAATGTTAACGGAAATCTTAGACTCTTTTTTCTTTCCCTTTATTGTATAATACCCTGGATTATAAAAAGAAGGACTCGATTTTAACTTCTTATTATATTCATTAATAATACTTTGGAGTTCACTGACCGCCTCTTTCTTTTTTTGTTCACTTAAATCTTTTTTAAATCCGTAAAGTAAACTTTGCTTTGTATTATCTCTAATAATAATATCACCAGTATCCACATATTTGTTAAACCACGACTCTATAGTATTAACCGAAACTTTTTGCCTATACTCACTTATGTAATTTTCATAATTTACAATATCTGTTAATACTGACATGTCTTCTTTAGTATATGCCTCCATTACATATCTGTTGAAATACTCTAACCTCATTCTCATTTGGTTTAAAGTTATTTCAGGGAAAGTATCACTAATTAATCCTTTAGATTTATATAAAGAATAAACTTCACTTAGTTTTTCCATACCTTTTGTGGTGGTGGTTTTCTCAACACCAACAGTACCATCAGTAGTACCGTTAGTATTGTTATTAACCTCATAAGATTTGGTATACATATGTGGTGTACTGTATAGGTAATCCATCAAAGTATCCTGTAGTAAGGCGTGGCTTCGTGCGATGTAGTTTGTTGTGATTTTATAATTACCGTCAGAAGGGTCAAATCTAGCATTAAAATCTTTTAACATTAATTCTAATTTTATTGCTTTACCATAATACCCTTTTACCGTTAATGTAAAAATAGGGTAAGGTAATTGCATAAAAATTGAATATGGTGATTGGTCCCCTCTTTCAAATAATACCCTTCCTTGGACATCAGTCATTTCAATCGTAACTGTAGGTACGAAAGCAGGGTTCATCTTAATACTAATACGAGTGATACCTAATAACTGATTATCAACTTCACCACCCGACCATAGATTATTTTTCACATCTGTACGTGCAGGTAATATTTGGTCAGTCCATGTGGTATCAAAATATTTTGGGTCGTTATTTAGATTTCCTAAGTTTTCATTAGGTACTTTTTGTGTTTGAGGTTTACCCTCTAAAAAATTAACTTTTAACTGACCAACACCAACATTTCTTACACTATCACCATAGTTTGAACCAATAGCAAGTTTCGTTCGTGGTATCACGCGAGCTTCAAGATTAGCGTATGTCATCAAGTTTTCATGATTGACTAACCTCTCCTCTACGGTACCATCAGGATTGACAACTTTGTTGGGGTCAACAACCACAACATTGTCATATTCTGTTTCAACAAATATTTTTTGATTTCCGAAAAATTTATTACCTGCCATAATAGAAGAAATGGTTTTCTAATGCCGCTTTATAATCCTGTAAAGAATTTGTTAGTGGGAAAGGAATAAACAAAAGAGTATTATCAGGAATGTTTGATTCTAAACCACCGTATTGTGGATTTGCAGCCATTATTAACCATCCAAAATATGGAGATTCGTAAAACTCATAACTAATTTTATCCAGTCTACTTCTACCCGTTCTGTAAATATACCTCTTATCTGTAGGTTTTGAAGGGATATTAACAAAAGGCACCACAGTTTGTTGACCGTTAATCAAAAAATCACCATATCTATTCCAATATCTCATATTACTTAAATGTTATTTTCCCATTAAAGGTCTTTTTATCACCAACGTTAAGTCCTTTATATAAATTAATAAAGAATCCTTCTTTGTCAGCATTATTTTGTGCTGTTGGTACTTTTATATAATCAAATATTCTTTCTTTACCTTCAGTAAACGGCACATAGTCTGAGAACTTTGATACATTTGGTTTTGTTTTAAAGTCAGAAAGTCTGTTTTTAGACTTAATACTCATATTATTATATATTTCTTTTAACCCTTTAACTGCAGGGACCTCAGGAACTAATACATTATCACCATATCCTTCAGTACCCATAACCAACGGAAGTGTTATTGCTGGTTCACCAGGTGTTCCAAATATTATTTTATTCACATATTTTACCCACTCAGGCTTTGCCTTTAAATCATCACCTAAAATATCATTAATAAACTCATTAGGGTTATCACCAATAGGTTTATAACAAACATGCATTAACCTAACAAATGTAGGGTCTGACTTATAAGGTTCATCCAAAATACTAAAGTCATAACTACTACTGTATTCCTTATCCATATAATTGTCAGGTGATTCAAATACACTATTATAGAAATTTAATAAATCGTTACCTACCGTTGTGAAGTCGTTAACCATTTCCTCGTATGTATTTGCAGGTGTTGGGTTTTTAGATGAATCATCAACCTCAGTTGTTGCAGATAAATTTAATAGAATATTTCTACCATTATTTAATTGGTATCCATCAGTATTAGTCAATACGAAGTTTGTTTTATCAATGTTTCTAACTAAATCTAATTGATTTTTAGTTAAATCTCCCAACACACTAATATATTGTGATATATAATTTTGTTTTATTTGATTAATTTTTTCAGTAATATTGAACTTATACTTATCAATATCAGTATCAATAAAATTACTAGTTGTTATATTCTTTAATAGTGGTGAGGTATTTCCTGAAATATCATTCAGAGTATCTTCAAATAATTTTTCAATTCTATTTTGTAATATATCCTCTTTTGGTTTACCAAACATTTTAATGTCTAAGGTTGCACCAGTGTAATAAGTAGGTGCACCATAATAACCTAACATCTGACCCTCTGTATAATCTCTCTCAGCATTAAAGTACGCCAATCCATCAAATGAATACTGATTAGATATCTCAGTAAGAGAATTAATAACACTATCAACATGTGCTTTGGCAAGACCAGGAGTTTCATCTATAGTAGTTTTAAATGATGTTTTACCACTAATAGTATCATCACCCGTACCAGGGTAAGTTGCAAATTGTACCGTTTCAGGGTTTTCAACACCAATAGTATTTCCTATACCTGGTAAGTCTTCTTCAGTTGTTCTATTATTAATACCAAACTCAGTAGTAGATTCAATCTCTTGCCATATCTCTCTGTTAAACTCATCTCTTTCTTCAGTAACCACTGACCTATCATCGTAAACTTCAGTATTTGCATAGTAGTTAAACGATAAAGCGTTTTGTAATCTATTGACAGGTTCTTTAAGACCTTGACCTCCAATAAAGTAGAACGACATATTAATATTTGCTAACATCGGTTGAACACCAATACCTTCAGGGTTTAAGTCAAAGGTTAATGGTTCATACGTAATACCAATTTGATTAATTGCAATTTTAGTATGGTAAAAATCACCAATACGTAAAATACAAATCGGAGGAGCACCAAATGATGTGTTTTTAGCATTAAACTCTGTAGGTCTACCGTCTTCACCAATAACAGGTATTGTATCACCAGGTCTTATACACTGTTGTAAGAATGTTAATCTTGAATTAAGACCTTCAGGTGTTATAGAGTGGAAAGCTGGCTGGAAATATTTTATCTTTTCTTTGATACTATTATAAACCATAGGTGAGTCTATGTTCATTGCCTCAAAATAATCACACTCCGTCAATAGTTTTCTAACAATAATTTTAGCAACCTCTTCTTTTTGTCTTATGAACGTTGAAGGGTCCTTAGTTGGTTTTGTAGGTGGTGTATCAATAGTTCCTCCCGATGTTTTAGTTGGTAAAATTTCTTCCTCATCTGTTGCAGGTTCTTCAACGGGGTCAGGATATGTTTCAGTTATTTTAGATATTTTTACTCTTCTACATTTCATAGCAGCAACTGAATATATCTTATCACTACCAGTTAATTCATCGGTACATGAAGTCCCTTGTACCGTACCTTCTTCACCTTCCGCAGTTTCTTTTATGATTAACTTACCTTCATCTAACCAGTCTTGAAACTTTTTTTTATTTTCATCCTTTAATGTTAATAGATATTTTCTAACACTATCAATTCTTCTTTGAGATAATGCTTTGTTATAATCTTTAGTATTTGGAGCAGATGCGGTACCTAACATTGATATGGTTAATGTGGCACCGTTAATTAATGCTTTACCCATTTTAGAAGTTAATTCTTTAATCTTATCTTCAGTAGGTTTTACATTCTTGTCATAAAATTCAATAACATTATTTCTCTCAGTAGCACTAGATTTTGTTTTGTACTCACTTTCAAGAAGTAGGTATTGGTCTAACGCTGTTAAATAATCTATATCCGACTTAGTGTCCGTTTTAGTTCTCGGACCTGGTACATCATTATGGAAATAATATGCAAAATTATAATCTTCACTATTAATCTGAGGTTCAGGAGTATCCTCTACAGGGTCTTTCTCACCTGGTTCTTCAGTTTTTATAGTATCAAAAACAGGTTTTACAACCTCAGGTTCAGGATACGTTGTTATTATATCATAGATGTCTTGGTATGTGAATTGAGGAAACCTCAACGCCAACTCATATATATCATATTTTCTACAACCCGCAAAGAAACTATCAACAATCGCAGTAACTTTTTCATTACTCTCTTTCTTTAATTCTTTATCTACAATAGCGTTCAAAATTGACGGGTGGTCAACAACAATTTTCCAAGATAAACTACCTTGTCTACTTGTATTATTATATGTATAAATTGGTTCAGGTCGTCCTAAGAACTCGTTTGAATTCCAATTGGCAGCATTTGTTTCACTAACTGCCATATCATACGGTGGGAACCACATAATACGACCTCCGTTAGGTCCTCTCTCACAATGTGGTAAGTCTTGATATGTAAACCCTCGTTTTGTAGATGTTCTCCATGCTAAGTTTTCTAAAGAGAACATATATTTTTTTACACCATCCTTACTAAAATCATTACCCGTAAGGTTTGTAGAATCAACACCCCTTAAAGGTGCAATATTTAAATTATAGGTGTTATCTAATACAGAGTAAGTGAACCTTCTGTTTGACGTTGTCATACCTTCTTCTTTTTGAAGGTCATCCATAAACATATATGGACGGTCTTTGGTAAATACTCTACAGTACTCTCTACCTACAATTTCACCCCCCTCGTTTCTATAGGCGATAACTCTTGAACCTTTAGTAAGTTCTTTATATCCGTCATTAAAAACTTTTGATATTTGACTGATAGCGTTACCTACGTGTTGTAACCTATTAGGTCCACTAACATTATCAGCCGCGTTAATTAAATTTTGAGTATCATCTAATATTGAACCCTTAGTAAAACTATACCCTAATGATTCACTCGCTTCAAACTCAGGTAATATGGTACCAAAATCCCCATCAGAGAATCCCGCACTGTCACCACCTTTCATTACAAATTCACCCGCACTCGGTTTGTATTTTGGTGATACCCATGTAAAACCTCCGACTACGGAAATTTTATTGTCGTAGTAAGCACTCGAATTTAATCCAAACTTAAAGTCTTTATCCGCACCTTCATACAATTTACCTATCTCACCGTAACCCATAACAGGTGCCTGAATCTTATTACCGTCTTGGTCTAAAGGTAACGAATCAGGTGGAGATATAACACTAGAAACTTCTTGTTGTGAACTACCAACATAATAGTTTTGTTTAGGTACTTCAGTGAATAAATCAGTTAAAAAGTTTTTATTGTAATCAGGAACATATCTATTCATTGCAAGACCTTTAAATAGTCTTGACCTTTGTCCACCACCCGTGTTGTCTAAGAATGTTTCCATTCCCGTCTTTTCCGTAGGTAGTTTTAAGACTCCTCTCTTGTCAAATAAACCTGTAACCGCATTTGCAGCTTGATTTAATAATAATTGTCTCGGAGCAGCACTAAAATAGTCACCAGGTATCCATGAATATGGCGAATAAACACCACTTATTCTACTTATAAAATCGATACCCTTTCCAATAATATTTTTAGGTACTGAAATCTTCCAATCTCTTTCTATTATCGAGTTTCTACCTGTAACTATACCTAATAAATCGTAAGGGTCACTTAACGCATCTAAAACATTAACCCTACCTATTGTCTGTTGATAAGTTTCTTGAGCTACCCTATACTCAAATTCATTCTTTAATGAATCTGCAGCTATCTTAGCTAAGTTTGAGTCCTGAGATAGTGAACCATTATCACCTTGTGGGTTATCACTTATAAGAATATTAAATGCGTTGTATGTAGATGCTACAAATTGAAAGTAGGTTTCTTTACCTACCAAACCTGTCATTGATTGATTAACTACATCATCAACAGACAAAGGAAAACCAAAACCTCCTTCAGGTCCGTATAGGTTTTTGATATAGGCGTTTTTTGATTCATCTTCACCAATAACCTCAACCTCTGCAGAGTCTACAACTGCTTGGTCGTTTAAGTTAAATTCTTTTTCACCAGGAGAACTATTGGGTACAAAACCATCACTGTTATATGGTTGTAAATTTTTAACCAATAACTTCTTTCTAAAGTTTTCTGTTGAATCAAATGATAATGGACTTGGCATCTAATTATTCTTTTTACATAAATAGATGGTAATATAATTTTATGTTGTTTGTGAATTCTAAATTTACGAGTTAAGAAGTAGTTCGGTAGTTATATGTATTCAAACTATTATTCATTTCTCGTTCTAAGTCTGCAACAAATTGTTGATTGTTAGCCAATGCCCTTCCAAGAACATCGTTATCTATACTTGCATTAGTTAAGATATTTTCTAATGAAAGATTTACACTACCCGTAACTGCTAATTGTATAGGTTCTGATGAACCACCTGTCGGAGCCCCATTTATATTATTAATTACGGCATTTTCAATTGTATCTATAGAAGCTGTACTTAAGTTACCCATATTACTTCTATCTACTCTTGATTCATCATTACCACCAACGTTAGTACCTCCCGTATTACTTCTATCTACTCTTGATTCATCATTACCACCAACGTTAGCCCCTCCCGTATTACTTCTATCTAAACGACCAACAGTTACTTCCCCATTTCTACCAAAACTAATATTTAAATCACTAAATGCACTTCTTAAAGCATCTTCAATGTTTGATTCTGCCAATAGTAATTCTATCTGTTTAAACATCATATCTACACCTTCTCCAAATTGTTTAACCATATTTTCAGCCATTTCACTAGTAATCATAGGTATTTCTGTCAGTCGAGCCAATTCAAGACCTTTATCTATTTTTCCTGACATCTTTAACTCATCAATATAATCCTCAAACGCATTTGTAAGATTTTTAGTACTATCAACCATTTTTTGAGCCGTATTTATAAAACCTTCTGATTCTAACGCGGCAGCTGCTGGTCTTTTCTTTAATGAATCTTGAGCACCAGCAATTTGTTTTAAGTATCCATTGGCCTCTATAGCTAAGTCTTGGTCGGATTTTTCTCTTTCTTTCTGTAAATCTTCTAAGTCCTTGATTTGTGCATTTGTAAGGTCTTGAACTCTGACCATTTCGTCTTGACCTGGTAATTTAACTTTCAATTCACCACCATCAAATTGAGAAAGATTAGCAATCATTTCTCTATATTCTTTAGGTACACTTTGTACCCCATCTAATAATTCTAATTTTTGTGTTTTCTTGGCAGAATTTAAAGCCATCTCTGAGAAGTCTTGGTAAGACATACCCGCCAATTTAGCGGCTTCTCTAAGACGATACATCTGAGTTACAGGAATATCAAACTCACCAGTTTCTTCATTAAATGATACCGCACCTGCAGCCATATCAACCAAACTATCCTGTAAACCACCCATATCAGTCTGTGCCATATGTAATAATTGGAACGGGTCACCTAAAGCACCAACAGCTCCACCTAACATTTGGAAACCTGCAGCAGTTTCTATGGCCTTTTCAGGGGACATCATATCTTCAGCAAAAGACACTACTTGACCCATATCTATTCTTAATGATTGTGCTTGTGCAACCATTTTGGATAATCCATCAACACCACCCTTAAAGTTGTATGATGCAACATATTTAATGTTCTCACCAACAGTTTTCATAAAGCCAGCCACATTCAATCCGTAACTTCTAGCTTCATCACCCATTTCTTTTACTTTTTGAACGGCCATGTCAGAACCCACACCTAAGGTGTCAAAACTAACCACAAATTTAGCCATCTCATCAGCAGTTAATCCTGCTGCGTGACGTACTGCCTGC